AGTTAAAGAAAGCTCTAACGGCCTTGCTACTTTCTTATCTAAGACTCCTAAAAAGAAGTAATGAAAAAAAGCACTCAACGCATTTACAATATGATGTTCAAAGCGGAGAACAACCGTGCTGGACGTAAAATTGCTTTGTCTCTTAGCGGAGACCTAGAGGATGTGCGTGAGCGACTGGATAGCCTTACTAGTGAGGCTTTAAATGTAGAGGCTGACCTTGACGATACTTTGAGTATCATTGAGAACGCTGCAAGCGTACTAGAACAAGAGGTGCAGAACGCACAGAATATGCTAGACCAAATCGAAGAGACGGTAGACGAAGGCCTTAGAGTGCAAGCAGATTTTCAAAGTGCTGCCGAAGAGCTGGGAATCGATTACCAAGACAATCCTAACTGGGAAGCCGTGAGTAACGCTGCCCGTCAAGGCGAGAACATTCTAGCGAAACTTAATGACTTGCTCAATAGAGCTGAAAAATTTGTTTAATAAATAAGATAGAAAAAAAATGGCTACGACCACTTCTATTACTACTACTTACGCTGGCGAATTTGCGGGTAAGTACATCGCTGCTGCTCTTTTGAGTGGCACGACCCTTGACAATGGTTTGATTGAAATCAAGCCTAACGTAAAGTACAAAGAGGTAATCAAAAAATTGGCTACTGACGATATCGTTAAGGATGCCACTTGTGATTTCTCTGACACTTCTACGGTTACTTTGACCGAGCGTATCCTTCAGCCCGAAGAGTTCCAAGTGAACTTGGAGTTGTGCAAAAAGGATTTCCGTTCTGACTGGGAGGCTGTTCAGATGGGCTACTCTGTTTATGACAATTTGCCCCCTTCATTCTCTGACTTCTTGATGGCTCACGTTGCCGAGAAAGTAGCTCAGCGTATCGAAACTAACATTTGGCAAGGCACTAACGCTACTGCTGGTCAGTTCGATGGTTTCACCACTTTGTTTGCTGCTGACGGAGACGTTGTAGACGTTACGGCTACTACCGTTGATGCTTCTAACGTAATCGCTGAATTAGGTAAGGTTGCTGATGCCGTTCCTTCTGCTCTTTATGGCAAGGAAGATTTGACCATCTACGTTCCACAAAACGTAGCAAAGGCTTACGTCCGTGCTTTGGGTGGATTCGGTACTTCTGGCTTGGGTGCTAACGGTGTTGATAACAAAGGCACTATGTGGTACGGTCAAGGCGATTTGTACTTTGACGGAATCCGTGTTGCTATGGTTAATGGTATGCCTTCTAATAAGATGGTTGCTGCTCAGTCTTCTAACTTGTACTTCGGTACTGGTTTGTTGAGCGACCATAACGAGGTTAAGTTGCTCGATATGAGCGACTTGGACGGCTCACAAAACGTACGTGTAATTATGCGCTTTACTGCTGGTATCCAGTACGGTATCGGTTCTGAAGTTGTACTTTACGCTTAATTTATCGTAATTGATTAACCTCAAGGGGGTGAGGGTTCTACCCCGCCCCCTTTTTTAATTCCTAGAAAAAATGGCGTGTGATTTAACTCAAGGTCGTAAGGTTCCGTGTAAAGATGTCGTTGGTGGCATTAACCGAGTTTGGTTTGTAGACTTCGGTGATTTGGGAACTTTGACCTTCGGAACTGATGATGAACTTACAGATGCTACTGGCACATTCTCTGCCTATCAGTATGATGTAAAAGGTGCAAACTCTTTGGAGCAAAACTTTAATGTTAGCCGTGAGAACGGTACTACCTTCTTTGAGCAAGTGCTTAACCTTACCCTCACCAAGTTGAGCAAGGAGGATAACAAAGAATTGAAGTTGATTGCCTATGGCCGTCCTCACATCTTTGTAGAAGACTACAACGGAAACGTGTTGTTGGTAGGTGCTGAACACGGAGCTGAGGTTACTGGCGGTACTGCCGTAACTGGTTCTGCTATGGGAGACCTTTCGGGCTACACTTTAAGCTTGACTGCTGGTGAAAAGCGTATGGCTAGCATCGTTGATGGTGCTACTGCTGCTGACCCATTTGCTGGCTTGACTTCTGCTACTGCAACTATCGTTGTAGGCACGAACTCTTAAGGAGCTTACATATCTTTTAGGGAGCCACCTTCGGGTGGCTTTCTTTTTTTAAAGAAATAACAAAAAGCAAAAAGGTAGTTATTTAGGCAGAATTTAAGATATGCACATTCTAAGACCTATTGGCACATCTCAAGACATCGTGGTAGTACCTCGTGCTTACGCTACGAGTGGTATTACCATAAGCTTTAGAGATGAGACCACAAACACCACCACTACCATTACCCCTACGGTTACAAATTCGGATGGGTATATGACCCTTTCTAGCATTTACGATGTGGAAGAGGGTACGTTTTATGTGTTTGAGGTGATTTTATCTAGCACTACAATCTATCGAGGTAGAGTATATTGCACTTCACAAACCGACCTAAAGCAATACACGGTGAATGAAAATGAATATGTAACCGAAAACAGTTACAACAACGAATTTATTGTATTATGAGCAATATCCGAGTAGTTAATCTCAGCTCTTACACCGCACCCGTAGTCAAAGAGGTGCAAAACAAAGAATGGGTAGAGTATGGGGAGGACAATTCCTACTTCCAATACCTCATTGATAGGTACAACGGCTCTGCTACCAACAACGCTATTATTAACGGCATTGTAGAGCTTTTGTACGGACGTGGTATTGATGCTACCGATAGCAATAGAAAGCCCGATGAGTACGCCCAAATGAAGGCTTTGTTTTCAAAGAACTGTTTGCGTAGGCTTTTGAGCGATTACAAGATGATGGGCCAATGCGCTATCCAAGTAATCTACTCCCAAGACCGTAGCACCATCGTACAAGTAGACCACTTACCTATTGAAACCCTACGTGCTGAGAAATGCAACGATGAAGGTGAGGTAGAGGCTTACTACTACGCAAAGGATTGGAGCGAAGTAGCATCCCGCAAGGAGGTTCCTATGCGTATTCCCGCTTTTGGATATAGTGAAGAGGCTATTGAGATTATCTACGTCAAACCTTATCGTGCTGGATACTACTATTACTCACCCGTTGATTATCAAGGAGGCTTGCAGTATGCCGAGCTAGAAGAAGAGGTAGCCAACTACCACATCAACAACATTCAAAACGGCCTCGCCCCGTCAATGCTCCTAAATATGAATAACGGAGTTCCAACGGAGGAAGAGCGAAACATCATTGAAGCCCGTATTGCTGAGAAATTTAGCGGTAGCTCAAACGCTGGTCGCTTTATCTTGGCATTTAACGATAGTAAGGAGCTTGCAGCTACTATTGAACCCGTGCAGCTTTCCGATGCCTCTGACCAATATCAGTTCTTGGCAGATGAGTCAATGCGTAAGCTAATGATTGCCCACCGTGTTACCTCCCCTATGCTTTTAGGTATTAAGGACAATAGCGGATTGGGCAACAATGCAAACGAATTAGAGACCGCCTCAGCCCTTTTTGAGAACACGGTGATAGAACCTATGCAAGAAGTTATTATCGATGCTCTAAACGAAATTTTGGCATACAACGATATCACCCTAAACCTCTACTTTAAGACCCTCCGTCCGCTTGAATTTAGCAAGATGAAGGTAGGAGATGCCGAAGTCATTGAAGAGGAAACTGGAGTAAAGGTCAAAGACCAAAAGAAATTTAGCAAGCAAGAGGAAGAGCTTAAAATCCGCATTGCGGAAAAGCTAATTGCTATGGGTGAGGATATGGACGATGATTGGGAGCTTATAGATGAACGCCCCGTAGATTACGATAAGGAAGATGTGCATAACGCCCTATGGAATTTCGCTAGCGTTATCTCTTCTAGCCCTAACGAGACCTCCGAGCAAGACACTAGCATCATCAAGGTGCGCTATAAGTACGCAAGTACGGGTCAAGCGAGTGGTAAGAGCCGTGATTTCTGTTCTATGATGGAGCGAGCAAATAGGGTTTACCGAATGGAGGACATTTTAGATGCTGAAGGCTCAAACGAAGGCTTTGGCCCAAATGGTTCTGACTACTACTCTATTTGGTTCTATAAGGGAGGGCCATTCTGTCAGCACTACTGGGTACGCCAAACGTACTTACGCAAGAGCAACAAACGTATTTCTGTTAATGAGGCACGGGCTATGATTACTGCCCTTGACCCTAGCTTACGTTCCGAAGCTCGTATAGAGCAAAACCCAACGGAAGTAGCTATGGCTCCAAGAGATATGCAAGATTATGGATATTTAAACCCACCAGCTTGGCTGAAATAATATGGCAACTGCACTATTTGTAAAAAGGGAAGACATTGTACGCAACACCGCTATGAGTGGTAATGTAGACACGGATAAATTTATTCAGTTTATCAAGATTGCCCAAGAAATCCATATCCAAAATTACTTGGGTACGGAACTGTATAACAAGATTTCAAACGATATCATTGCGGGTACGCTAGGTGGGGACTACTTAAGCTTAGTTAATACCTACGTCCAACCTATGCTTATCCACTTTGCTATGGTAGAATACCTACCCTTTGCAGCCTATACGATTGCAAACAAGGGGGTCTACAAGCATAGCAGCGAAAACTCCAACAACGTAGATAAGGAAGAGGTAGATTTTCTAATTGCTAAGGAGCAGAAGATTGCCGACTACTACACACGGAGATTTATTGACTATATGAGCTTTCACGCCTCTACGAAGTTTCCAGAATACTATACAAACAATAACGAGGATGTCTACCCCGACAAAGATTCCTATTTCTCAAGCTGGGTACTGTAAGAAAGCTTACAAGCCTAAAGAGTACAATATGAAAAAACTAGAGTTATTTCTAAAAACGAAGAAAAATGTATAATGGTTGGGGAAGTATTTATTGGGATAGCAGCGTTGGTGATACCGCAGCGTGGGGTTTATACCTCCAGCAAGTTGGTGTCGCTGACCAACCGCTTGTTGACGAGTTTACGACTAACTACATTGTTGGGGGTGATGAGCTATGCCTTGCCCCGAACTTTGACAATTACACAAGTGAGATGGGAGCAATAAGCGGAATAACAAGCCCCTCCAACGGCTCGGCAGTATTCAACGGAACGAGTGATTATATTGAAGCTCCAAGACCTTTAAACGGTAGCACAAGCGACTACACAATATCTTTTTGGATAAATGCCACAAGCGGAACTGCTTTTGCATTTGGCACAGACGGAGACACAACCAATTACGCATTGGCTTATTCAAATGCAAGCTTGTTGCGTTGGGAGGTTCGTGGTTCTTTTGGTACAAAGACGATGACCTCAAGCATAAACCCATTCACGGGAGAATGGACAAATGTTGCAATTCGCGTAAGTGGAAATACGGGAACATTTTATTTTAATGGTTCGGAAGACACTTCCGCTTCTGCTGGGCCAATAGATTTTAGTGGTAGCTTTTTTATAGGTAGATATGGAGGTACTGCTTTAAAACTTTTAGGCAACCTCGCCAATGTAGCCATTTGGAATCGCGCCCTTACAAGTGATGAAATCAATTCGGTGATGTGGAAGCAGTACCAAGACCTAAACACCGCAGAGATTAGCGGATTGAAGGCGTGGTATTCTTTAGATAGTACGGAGGTATTTGATTGGTACGGCTACGCCCGTAATCAAGGGGCAGTAATTGAAGGAACAACTTGCGTAAATAACGCACTAAACGCACTTGCACAGTTATGAGTTTAAGAGACGATGCTTCATTAATTTTAATCCCCTCCGCTATTAAGGATGGGGAGGTGTTGGTGCAAAAGCCCCTACCGAATAAGTTCTCGGATGAAACGGGCAACTACGATGGCAACGACCCTCAAGGGAGTGCCAACCTAACCTTCACCCGTAACAGTAACGCCACAAGGGTAGATGCCAACGGGTTGGTGGAGAAGGTGCGTACAAATAGCCTCTTACAGAGTAATTCGTTTGACACGACTTGGGCAAATTCAAATTCTACTGAAACGGGAGGACAAGCTGGATATGATGGAGGAACTACGGCTTGGAAAATTGACAAGACGGCTGCACTTGGCTACATTCGCCAAGCAATTAGCCAAAGCGGTGTGCAGACCTTTAGCGTTTATGCAAAGGCGGGTACATTAAATTGGATTCGCTTAATTGCTGATGGTGGAACTTCAACCCCTTCTACTTGGTTTGACCTTGCTAATGGTGTAGTAGGAACGGCAGATTTCTTTACTATTGATTCCAACATTGAAAGTGTTGGAGGTGGATGGCATCGTTGTTCTATTACTTTTGAAGTAGGCAGTATTAACGGAGTTAGAATCTATCCAGCAGATAATAATAATGATGTAAGTGGAACAAGCGGTAACATCTACATCCAAGATGCCCAGCTTGAGCAAGGGTTAGTAGCTACGGACTACATTGAAACCACTACAACGGCAATGAGTGAGTTTGCGGGTGTTACCGCCTCAAGCGTTGCGGATGTTCCCCGCCTTGACTATTCGGGGGATTGCCCAAGTCTTCTCTTGGAACCGAGCAGAACGAATGCTGACCCAAATAGCGAATATCTTGCTAACAAGCCGATTGTAACAAATGTAAGTGTAACGACAAATAGTACAACATCACCAGAGGGCGTAGTAAACGCCTCAACAATTACAAACAACACTACAAGCGGTCAGCACCAATTAACTGATAACACCTTCAGCGTAACAAGCGGAACGGACTATACTATGAGTCTATTCTTAAAATACAATGATGCTCAATATGTTCGTTTGCAATTTGGTGGTACTCCATTCGGGACTACAAATTGGCAAAACTTTGATGTGCTAAATGGTACAAAAGGTTCAAGTGGTGGCGGTATAACGAGCGCAGATGCTTCTATTGAGGATTACGGCAATGGTTGGTATCGTTGTATTGTAACTGCCGATGCTACAGCTACTGGTTCAAACGGAGCGTTTCAAATTAGAATCCTTGAGGACGATAATACAAACGATGTGCCTTCTTTTGCTGGTAATGGTTTAAGCACTTATGCTTATGGCGCACAATGGGAAGCTGGAAGCTACCCCACATCCTACCTCCCTTCGTACGGTACTACGGTAACGCGCTTGGCTGACTCTTGTAGCAAGACGGGGATAAGTTCCCTAATCGGGCAAACGGAGGGGACTATGTTTGTGGAGATTGGAAAATTCCCAGAAGAAAACAACGGAAGAATTTTGTCTATTAGCGATGGTTCTTTAAACAATTACATTATAATCATTCATAATACTTTACAAGACAATTTAGCCGTTTATGCATCAAGTGGCGGTGCAGTACAGGTTGCGTATACTGGAAGCGGTACGCTAACCGATGGCGCAAAAGTAGCCGTAGGATATAAATTAAACGACTATGTTATTTATATAAACGGAACACAAGTACATACTGACACAAGTGCTGCTGTTCCCGTATCCCCTTCTTTAGTTTATTTAGGAACAAGGGAAAACGGAGCATCCACATATCAAATGGGCGGTAGCATTAGCCAAGCCCTCCTATTCAAGACCCGCCTATCTAACGCTGACCTTGCAAACTTGACTGCATTATGAGATTCTTAAAATACGAGTTTAAAAACCCAACGGCTTGGGAGACGGCAAAGGCCGAGATTGAAATCACCGATTCGGAGGGCAACGTATCCTACGACCCCTCGAAGGTGGTAGCTGTACACTATATCGGCAACCTATGCGATAAATGGGGCGAGGATGCCGAAGGCAACCCCGTCTGTGAGATTCTAAACCCCAATATCTGTGTGGATGTTATTTGGACAAACGACCAGCTTCCCTCTTGGGAGGCTTCTATTGTATGGGTTAAGCCTTGTGGTATCCACATCTTCGCTGGATGGGAGGCTGCTTATACGGCTGAATACTGCGCCCTTTACCCCGAATACTGTAACCCTATTGAAGAATGAGCGTAACGATTAGCAAAACAAACAAGCCCTTAAACCCAAGAGCTAAAGACCTATCTCCAAAGGGCTACAACCGAGCCTCCCTCTATTCGGGTAAGGCGTTGGATTTTGATGGGGTGAATGACGAAGTAACTACTGGGCAAGACTTGGGCAATCTTCAAACCCTTTCTGTTGCTATGTATTGCCGTATTGACAATATGACGGACGGAAGCGGTCGTTCTCCCATATCTCAATGGAACTCCAGCAACGGTTGGATGATTTACAAAAGCGGTGGAGCAAGTAGATTGATTTTTTATCGCAACGGAAACAGTTTTACTTGGGATGATTCAATCACCTTCAACAATCAATGGATTCATTTAGTGTATGTCATTGAACAAGGCGTAGGGGCGTATGTGTACGCCAATGGTGAATTGGTAGCAAGTGATACATCCTACACCAGCAATCTTTCTTATAGCACTTTTCCAACAGTTAAAATAGGTACATATACTAACACTTCAATTGGATTTTTAAACGGTGGAGTTAGTGGTGTTAAAATCTTCAACACCGCCCTTACTGCTGGTCAAGTATCCGACCTATATCTCAACCCCGAAAAGATTGTACCCGATGGCGTAGCCGATAGCGCATTGAAACTATGGCTTCCAATGATGGAGGGTGCGGGAACAACGGCCTATGATGGTTCGGGCAATGGCAATCACGGAACTATCAATGGTGCGACTTGGGTGTATGGTATCGGTGCGCCCGTAGCGCAGACGGCATTGGTGTCGTGGAATAAGGGGACGAACCTTTTGCCTTCTTCGGAAGATTACAATTTTGCTGGATATACTCGCAGAAATATATCTGTAACGGAAGCGTATGCTGTAAGCCCCGATGGAACCCAAAACGCCTCTTTGCTTACCCCAAGTGGCACAGATAGTGCCGTCCTTGAAAATATAGCCGTAACAAGCGGAACGACTTATGCTATGAGCGTTTGGCTTAAAAGTGCAACGGGAAGCAATCTTTCTATTACTATTGCTTTGGGTAGTGCTGGATTCCCCGAATCTGAAGGCGATGGAGGTAAGTATAAAAATATCACCGTTACTACCGAATGGCAACGCTTTAGTATTGTTTCAACTGCCGATGCTTCCGTAGGTACGGACATTAGTATCGGTGGATTTAATGGCCTTGCAACGGGTGAAAATATCCTTGCTTGGGGATGGCAGTTTGAACAAGCCTCCAGCGTTGGCTCTTACATCCCAACCCTCGCAACCGCCCAAACCTCCCCAGTCCTCCTCCCTCAAGGGTTGACGGCAAACAAGGACATCACGGGTGTCAATGCGTTTGAAAACCCCCGCAATGCCTATGCCCTCAATCTTGATGGTGCTTCGTGGGGTGAGGTTCACGATAATGAAAGCCTTGACCTTACTACGAATTTATCTTTAGAGGTTTGGTGTTATCCAACGGAAGAAGGTAATGCAAGCGGTCGCGAATTGATTGGTAAATTCATTAGTAGCGCCCAACCATATGAATGTTATGCTCTTGAGTATCGAGCGACTCAATTCAATTTTGGTATTGGAGCAACGGATAACACGTGGAATAGCTTATATTCTTCGGCTGGTAAATCTATAAAAAACTGGTATCACGTTGTGGCTACTTATGACGGGGCAACAAGGAGAATATATATAAACGGAGTTGAGGAAAATACCCAAGCCTTCACAAAAACACCGCAAACGACCGACAAAAATATATCTATTGGCCGTTGGTTAGGGCAAGCCGTTGGAGGTACAAATACTTTCTTTGGCCCAATCGCCCAACCGCGCATCTATAATCGCGCTTTAACGGCTACGGAGGTAGCAAGAAATTACAACGCTGACAAATCTAAATTCGGACTATAATGGCACACGGAAACCTATTCCTTCGCGTACCCGCATCCAAGATGAACGATGCCCTACCCGCAACACTAACCACCTACGATTGGACGGAATATGAACCCGCACCCAATCCCGAAGACCCTCCCATTGCAAAGACCATCCACCCTACTTGGAGTGAGATGGCTTCGCACTACGCCCCCCAATACGGGGCTGCGGTTGAGGTGTTAGATACCGATACCTTCTACATCATTGAGATGTTGGCCTCTTGGATTAATGGCGATGTGGCTAAAATCCAAAAGCTTGGATGGACTATGTTTGAGATTAACGAAGCACGTCAGTACATTGCTGACCATCAACCCGAATGAAAACTTGGATAACTAAACTCCTATCCGTAGGGGATGAGGTGAGCAGTAAGCGTTTCATTGCTTTGCTTGGCTCTATCGTTTTGTTGGGTACTATGGTAGCCAATTCGTTCACGCACCAAGACATCGCCCCAAGCGATGGCCTTGTTAATGCCGTTTTGGTATTGACTCTTGGTTGCTTTGGTTTTACCTCATTGGATAAGTTCGCAAAGAAATGAAAACAGAAGATGTCAAGTTAGCTATTGTCAATGGCGGTTCAATGGCAGTATCCTTTTCCGATGTGGAGGCTGTCCTCAAAATTGTTTTGTTGGTGGCTTCTATCGTCTACACCGTTTTCAAGATTGTAGAACTTAAAAAGAATCATCGTGGCTAAAATGCAAACGGCTACCTCTTACATCAGTAAGAGCAAGAAACGAAGAAAACACTCCAAGCAAGAAAGCTCCAACAAGAAAAGCAAAAGCTACAAGAAACCCTACAAGGGGCAAGGCCGATGACAAAGAACTTCACTTTAGCGGAACTGACAAAAACGAATACGGGGCTTCCTAACGCACTTCCCGACCATTTGAAGGAAAACCTACAAGCCCTTGCAGATAATGTCTTACAACCCGCAAGAGATGCTTTAGGAGCTATTCAAGTAACAAGTGGCTATCGCTCACCCGAAGTCAACAAGGCTATTGGGGGAAGTTCAAGCAGTCAACATTGTTTTGCTCAAGCTGCTGACCTAAAGTTCAAGGGAGGCAATGACGTTCTTTTTAATTGGATTAAGGACAATACCGACTTTGACCAACTGATTTGGGAGTTTGGCACAGATGATGCTCCAAGCTGGGTTCACGTTTCCTACTCCCCAAGACACCGCAAACAAGTTTTAAAAGCAAAAAAAATAAATGGACGAACCAAATACCTCCCCTTTTGATGATTGGCTCAATGACTTGGAAGAAATTCCCATTAACCCGACTTGCTCTATTGATAATCCCGATTGCGATTCTTGCGGTAGTTAGTGGATGCGGTGGTGCGAAAAGTATCCAACAGAGTGTAGTTGTAAAGGACACGGTTGTAGTAACCCAAGAAAGAATACTGCACGACACCCTAACGATTCAGAAGGACACGGTAATCTATCAAGACCGAGTAAAGGTCGAGGTAAAGTACCTAGAGGGTGAAAGGGTGTATGTGAGTGCGGAGTGTCCAAGCGATACGGTACGCATTGAAACTGTAAGGATTCACAATACCATTGCTCCCGAACCTAAAAAGAAAAAATGGAGCTGGGAGGGGTTGCTTGGATGGTCGATTGCTATCCTATGCATTTTAGTTATCCTAAAACAGTTTGCTGAACAACTAATCAAAAAGCTGTTTTAAGGCTATTTACAGCCGTTTTAAGCTATGTATACCCCTTAGGTGGTGTACTTACCCATCTTGCATTGAGAAAAGCCCTTAGAAGCAAGATTTAAGAAAGGGGGGAATATAAGGGGGGTAAGATACTTAGTTATTTGGTTACTTAGTATTACTTAGTATATATTACTTAGTAAGTAAGTAACTTAGTACCTAAGTAAGTAAGTTAGTAAGTAACTAAGTAAACTAAGAGTAAGTATGGGTAAGTTTAGGTTTTTGTATTGGGATGATTACGAAGACTACACAGATGAAGAAGAGTTAGTAGCAGAACGGAGAATGCGTGCTATCTTGCAGAACGGAAATAACGGAGACCACTATGAGCAAGACCCCTAAATACTACATTGGCAAGTACAAAGGCATAGAGGCTATGGATGTAGTGCTAGACTTTCAAGAGGATAGTTACAATCTAGGCGTAGCCATTGCTTACTTGCTTAGGGCTGGACATAAGCCCAACAACCCAAAGGAGGAAGACATAGAGAAAGCTATCGTACACCTCCAAACTGAATTGAATCACCTAAGGTCTAAAGCTCAACACTTCAAATACTTTGAAAACCACACAAGCTCCGCAAAAACCTCAACCGATGGAATGGCAATACTATACCAACAAATCCAAGAAGAGAAAAATTGATTACCTTTTGGCTCAAGCAGCAAGCAACTTCGCTAACTGCGCTAATACCAAAGAGGCTAGGCAAGAGGCTAAGCTCAAGGAAAAAATGATATTGGATGAAATCGCAAGAATCGACAAACACTTTGCGGAGCGTTGCGGGTGGGACAATCCAAATACGGCTGACTAAAATCCCAAGCCTAAACCAATTCTACTCCAGTAAACATTGGACATTCAGAAAAAGGCTCAAGGATGAGCTTAACGCTGAGATAGTATCCCAGCTAGACCAATACGATAAAGTAACTTATGAGGGCTTGGAGGTGCGCCTACGGTGCAACTACCGAATGGACTTAGATAACTGCATAATGGCAGTAAAGTTTGTGGTAGATGCCTTCAACAAATGGGGAGGGCTAGAGGATGACTCCCCTAAATACTTCCAAAAAATCAGAATGGAGGTAGACAAATCCCTAGAGAAAACAAGCTGCGTAATTGAGCTAAGAGAAATTTTTGTGTAGAAAACTTTGCCGTTTAGTTTTTTTGTTTACCTTTGGGTGTAACCAAAACTAAAATAATGGCACTATCAGAAGTACAATGGCAGCAACTTGTAGCTTACAAGGATGCACGAATTAAAGCCCTAGAGGATAGGGTAAAGACTTTGGAGTATTTGCGTGATGCAGCTCTAAACGATGCTGAGCTATTCAGCCAAGCCCAGCAAGACACGATGGATTTTATTAACTCTAAACTTTTCACTAATGGCTAAAATCACAAGCATTCAGCCTTCGGGCAACTGGCGAGACCTTTTCAAATTTGAGGTCAGCCTAGACAATGGAGTAACGGGAACCGTATTTGCAAAGACAGAATCTCTGCGCTTTGGTATCGGAGACGAAGTAGCTCACGAAATCAATGACAAAGGAACGCTTAAGCTTCAGAAGCCCGAATATGCTGGAACACCAAGCACGGGATATTCTGCACAGAAGCAGTACACCCCTAAGCCTGCTGGCAAAGACCAAAGCCAACAGATTGCTCGTAGCGTAGTATTCAAGGGTGCGGTAGACCTTATTGCTGCTGGCAAGATGGACATCAAGTCTATCCCTAGCTTTGTAGAGGAATACCTATGGGTAGTAACTGGCGAAGCTCCAAAGGGACGTAGCCACCAAGACCACTTCAGCGAAGAAAGTCCATTTTAATAACAAGCCCCTTTTAACGAAGGGGTTTTTTAATTATCCTTGTACCCTATGCAACACCCCGCCCTTTACACTTCCCAAGATGCTCTAGACTATCTAGACAAAGCACGCAATGGGAAAATCAAAGAGGCAAGCAAATTTGGTCATACCGAAATTGATGACTACCTAAGATTCAAACGAAATGAGTTTGTCGTAGTTAGTGGACACGCAAACGTAGGTAAGACCCATAGCATAATGTTTCTTATGCTTTTGCACACACAAAGGAACGGTACTAAGTGGATGGTGTTCAGTTCGGAAAACGAAGTGGGCAGTCTACAACGTAAGCTTATCGAGTTTAAGCTAGGGAAGATTATTAAGGAAAGCACAGATGCGGAGTTTTACGATGCACACGCCTATGTACTAGGACATTTCCGATTTATTAGAACGGATGTGCTTTACGATATCTTCAGCCTACTAGACACTTGCCAAGAGCTATACGATGAAGAGCCTTACGATGGGTTGCTTATAGACCCCTATAACTCCCTTACCATTAACCAAAAGTCATTGGGGAAAGTAAGCACCCACGAATACCACTACGAGGCTACTAGCCGTATAAGAATCTTCTGCAAAAAGAATGATGTAACAACCATTCTAAACACGCATCCAGCAACGGAGGCTCTGCGCAGAACCCACCCAAAAGGCCACGAATACGAAGGGCATCCAATGCCCCCTATGGCCTCAGATATTGAAGGTGGGGGTAAGTTTCAAAACCGTGCTGACTGTGTAGCAATTATTCATAGGTACTCGCAGCATCCTCAAGACTGGATTTTTACCGATATTCACGTACGTAAAGTCAAAGACATTGAAACGGGCGGTAGGCCAACACCTCTGCACGAACCTATTCGCATACGCTCGGAAAGGAACAATGTAGGCTTTAGCATTGGAAGTAAGAATTTAATGTACCACCGACATAAAGTAGAAGCAAATGTCCCTTTCTAGCAGTATGAATGAGCTGATAATACGCAGCCACCAAATCCAAATGCACGCAGTACAAGAGGGTTTGTACAACCTATCGCAAGGCAATGACCATTTACGGGATAGCTTGACGGATTGGATTCTAGACCTATCCAACGTCAATACGTGCTTGGATTACTTTATTCAGTACGAAAGGCAAATCAATAAGCAAGTGAACGAGGCGAGACTAGAAAACGCCAAGCAATCCTATGAGATTACCCAGCTAAAAGAAATGGTAGAGAATCTACAAAAAGCACTCGATAGATGCGCCCAAAGCCAATAGCCCAAACACGGGAGGGAGACCTCCTACTGAACAAGGATACAAAAGATGTATTTAGGGTCATTCAATACCAATGGACGTTCTGTAAGAAATGCACAGAGCTTGGGTGGATGAAGTGGTGCGATGAAAGCCGAGACCCAAAACATATTCACTATCGCTACTATGTACTGGAGAATATCAGAAACCAAAAGAAGTTCGAGGTAAGCGGTGAATACCTAGACAATGCCCTTAGGGAAGAAAAGATTAAATTTACCACACTTAACCAAAACGGATATTACAAATGAGCATTTTAACGGAAGTCTTACACGAAATAGAAACCTCTTTTGAGGTAGACCTAAAGAGCAAGGATAGGACAATGATGAATAACCTAGCACGCAAGGCGGTAGTAAACGCCCTTCGTAATAACTATACAACGGTGGAGCTAGGAAGAAGCATAGGTAGAAAGCACAGTACCATTTGCCACTACTGGCAGACACACTACCGAGATATGGATTTGTCATACTACAAGGATGTGTACCAAGCCACACGAACTGCCTACAAGGAAAAGATTAACATCCCCCTTATAACTTCCAAAGACCTAAGGGAGGCGATACAAGAAATTAAAATCAAGTTATCTCTATTGGAAGAGCATCTAAAGCAACTGTAATAAAATGGTCAGCAAGGAACGCAGAAACTACTCTAGGCAACAAGGAGACCTTGCTGAACAAAGGTTTGTGGATGCTTGCCTTTCTCTACGCTATGAGGTAAAGAAAGCCACCGCCCAAGAGGACATATACTCACATATTGATTACTGGGTAAAGCGAAGCGATGCAGAATGGTACGGGGTGGATGTAAAGGGTAACCGCCACCCCCAAACCATTTGGGTAGAGTTTAAAAACGTAAGGGGAGACGAAGGTTGGCTAAATGGCCTAGCTGAGTTTATAGCTTTTGACATTGCCGAAGAGGGAGGTTTTATAGTAATCAGAAGGCAAGAGCTTTTGGAATGGTGTATAGAGAACGTGGGTACTGAATTTGTTACCAAAGACAAAGCCCACCGAAACTTATACCAAAGAGACGGTAGGCAAGACGTGCTAACAAAGCTCACCTTAGAAGACCTAAAAGAATTGAAATCATTTAAACTACTGAGATATGCCAATTCCTAAACCACAAGCAAACGAAGACCAACAAGAGTTCATAAGTAGATGTATGAGCGACCTAGCGGGGGAGTTCCCCGACCAAGAGCAACGGCTGGCGGTTTGCTACACACAATGGAGGGAGGGCAAGTAGCCCTCTTTTTTTTTGAACATATTTGCTTTATTGTAGAAAGTGTGTATATTTGAGTAAACCAAAACACTCACTAAAGTGAAAAAACCAAAATCTCTAGATGACTACAAGGCTTATGCCTTTGGTATCGCTTGGGTAATTCTTACCCTCCTAACCCCTTTTGTAATTCTTAAAGCTTTGACCTATGTGTTCTGAGTTTGGGGCTATCGACCCTTATGATGCACCCGATAGATGCGACTACTGCTATGCGGTATTAAACTATCACGGTATCTGTAATGACTGCGACTACGAGGACTATAACGACCTTGACCGATGATTACTCTATTAAATGGTGAGCAATGGGATAAAAACGCCCTACTGGAGAAAATGGTAGATGATGATTTCTACTATGGACACTTGGGTAAGAATGCCCTAAGCTCTTCAGCTATCAAGCTATTGCAGAAGTCCCCTAAAAGCTACAACGCCATAATTAGGGGAGGTAGAGAACAAAACTCCAGCGCACTACAAATAGGCTCATTTGTACACACGATGATTTTAGAGCCTCACCTTTTTGAGGAAAGGTTTGAGGTAGTCAATGTGCAAAGCCGAGTAGCTAAAGCCTATAAGGAAAGCAATGCCAAGAGTAATAAAATAACCCTCACGGCAAAGGAACACGATGACAATATGCGTATTGTAGATGCTGCACTAAGAAACGAGCAAGTGCTAAACGTACTTAGCGGTTCTGAATTTGAAGTACCCCAAGTAGCAATGCTAGAGGGCTATGCTTTTAGAGCGAAGGCAGACATATACGATAAGAGGTATGGCTATATTGGAGACATCAAAACCACAAGGGAGATAGATAAGTTTGAATGGAGCGCAGAGAAATTTGGCTACGACACCCAAGCATTTATCTACACCACTATGTTCGATGCCCCCAAGATGCAATTTATAGTCATTGACAAAGACTCCTACGACATTGGGATATTTGATATCGAGGACTCGTTTCTAAACAAGGGATACCAAAAACTCAAAGAGGGTGTTAAAAACTACAAACACTTTTTTGAGATGCACAACGACCTAGATGGTTACACACTAAGAGGCATACTAAAATGAAAGACGATTTTATCCGTATCGCAATGGCAAGGCTACGCAAAGCGTATCCCTACTACCCCCAGAGAATAGCCGTAGCTGCGAATATGTACCGAAGATGGCTTGACCGCCAAATGGCGCAATAATTGGGAAGGAGGGGGCTATTCATTTGTTATTTGGTTTTGACTTTTCCCCGCCCCCTCCAACCCTTTTCAAAGTGTAAGATAAAAACACCATAAAGTGTAAAATATCGCATATCGCAATATGCAATAACCTTTAACACCAAAGAGAAATGAAAACCCCAATGCAAGAGTTGATTGAGCAACTCAATGAATTAGAAGCAAAGTTAACCTCATTAGAGGATGCAATGTATCGTGGAGGCGTAAGAAACGCTAAACGATTAGCAGAGGAACTACTTAAGAAAGAGAAAGAAATCATCTGCAACGCCTTTAGTGATGCACAACACGGAGCAGTTGAGTCAAGATGGACTGCTGAAGAATACTTTGATGAAACCTTTAACACCAAAGAGCAATGAAGTACCGAGTCCACTACATCTACTTTGACCAAACCACAAGCCTAGCAGCTAAATGGGTTCAACGCCAAAAAGACTTTGAAACAAGGGAAGAGGCAAAAGACTTTGTAAAAAAGATAAACTGGAATTTGTCAGTACGAAATATAGGAATCCAGCCCGTCCCATAAGTTGATGAGGTACGTTGTACAATACGACAAATTGGTAGCCGATAACACTTGGCTGGTAGGACTTCAAAAAGCCTTTAGGCACGAAGTGGAAGCTGGTAAGTATGGCAGAGAACTACAAAGAAGCCAAGACCACAGAAATATAAAAGTGTATGAACTATAACAACGATTTTAAATACGACCTTGAGCTTGGGCAACTTGGAGAAATGCTAATAGGTAAACTCTTATCTAGCCGAACCATTGAGGTCAAATTTGATTTTGGATGTTATCGAACTGGTAATTTTTACATTGAGTACCAATCAAGAAACAAACCTTCGGGCATTGCTACAACAAAAGCAGATTACTGGATGCTCATTGCTGCTTCTGAATATGGACAAAGGTTAAAGAGTTACCAAGAGCAAATACAAAAAGAAGACATTCTATACGCTATACTAATCGAAACCTCCCGCCTTAAGGATTTATGCCGAAATAAAGCATTTAGGAAAGGAGTAAAGGGAGGCGATAACAATACCTCACTAGGAATACTAATAAAATCTACAACCTTATTATGACTATTGAAACTTTTAAGTACATAGGTAGCGTTCATCTGCTACCTCACCTATCCATCACCTACGACTCTCACCTCTGTGATGGATGCATCAGCATCGGATGGCTATGGTGGGGCGTTAGCTTTGTAAGCAAGAACGAATTGGATTTATGAAGAAGCATACCAAAGTATATTTGCAAGGGATGGGGTATGATACCACCGATTGGATACCTTGCGAGGTGTGCAACAAACAAGCGGTAGACATTCACCATATAGAAGCCAGAGGGATGGGAGGAAGTAACGAGCGAGATACGATTGAAAACCTAATGGCTCTATGTAGAGATTGCCACGTCCGCTACGGAGATGTCAAGCATCACAAGGAGTGGCTTAAACACATTCACGAAAGGAAGTTATTTCCATAAACAATGGAGAAATATGGCTGATAGAGATAATACTGGAAAGTTTGTAGCTGGACACGAAGGAGGTAGACCCAAAGGCACTCCCAACAAAACCACAAACAAAGTTCGGGAGGCATTTCAAAAACTCCTAGAGGACAATTTAGAGAATATGACTGTGTGGCTTTCTGAGGTAGCAGAGGAAGACCCAAAGGCTGCGCTAGACATTCTTAACAAGATGGCAGAGTACACCACTCCAAAGTTGGCACGGGTGGAGAATAAGATAGAAACAGAAGAGGGCATAACAGAAATCAAACTGAACTTTGTCAAGCCTAGAGATTAACTACGGCCCCGTCTTTGAAAAAAACTGGGATGCCGATACCAAAATAATAATCAATCAAGGGGGAACTCGTAGCGGTAAGACCTACTCCCTCTTGCAGCTTCTTATTGTCAAATCTTACCAAACAAGGGGTAAGGTATACTCGATAGTTAGAAAGTCGCTCCCATCGCTTAAAATGACCGCCTATCGGGATTTCTTAGAGATACTAAACAATCTAGGAATCTACGATGAAAAGAACCATAACAAAAGCGACTACACCTACAACCTAAACGGAAACCTCTTTGAGTTCATTAGCCTTGACCAACCACAAAAGAAAAGGGGTGCTAGGCGTGATTTCCTTTTCTGCAACGAAGCCAACGAATTAACGTGGGAGGACTTTTTCCAGCTCCTTGTTAGAACAACGGACAAAATCTACATTGACTACAACCCTTCGGATTCGTTCCATTGGATTTATGACAGACTCCTAACACGGGATGATGTAACATACATTCAGTCCACCTACAAGGATAACCCCTTCCTATCCCAAACCATAGTAGACGAAATAGAAAGGCTAAAAGGTACGGATGAGGATTACTGGAGAATCTATGGCTTGGGTGAGCGTGGTATATCAAGGGCTACCATTTTTCAGTTTGCTATGGCAGACGAACCCAAAGGGCAAGTGGTAGCCTATGGGCTAGACTTTGGTTTTACCAATGACCCTACTGCAATCGTTAAGGTGTACAAGGACGGGGATAGTCTATACCTAGAGGAAAAGCTATACCACACAAACCTAACCAACTCAGACATTAGCCAAAAGCTAACGGAAATGGGAATGACTAGGTACGATGAGATATGGGCAGACTCAGCAGAACCAAAGAGTATTGAGGAACTGCATAGGATGGGATGGAATGTGAAACCCACCGCCAAAGGTGCTGACTCCGTAATGGCTGGCATAGACATCCTCAAACGCCATAAGCTGCACATCGTCAAGGGTAGCCATAACCTAACGAAGGAACTGCAAAACTATAAATGGCAAGAGGATAAAAACGGAAACCTCCTAAACCGTCCTATCGATGCTTTCAACCATTTGGTGGATGCAACGAGATACGCTACCTTTAACCGACTTTCCCGCCCCAACTACGGGCGATACGCTATACGATAAGCCGTGCTGCGCTATTAGTGAGTTTTGGTTGAACATTTAGCACGGCAGAGCCATCCTTTTTTGGGGTGGCTCTTTTTTTGTTGCAAAGCGGTATATTTATCACTATGGAACTGCTTGACCTACTTGCCACTAAACATAAAGACTGGGTACGTATGGTACGCAGCTTTGGATGCCCCGAACACCTATGCGAAGACATAGTACAAGAGATGTACTTGCGTCTGCACCACTACTCGGTAGAACCCGAAAAGATAATGTACGGGGATGAAGTCAATACTTTTTTTGTCTACGTAACCCTTCGCAATTTGTGGGTTAATTACACAAAAGCAAAAAAGAGAATAGAATTTATAGACCAAGCCCCCAAAGACTCACACGGGCAGTATTACCCCAGCCAAGAGGTGGAGCTTATGGAGCTATCAGATAAGATATGGGATGAAGTCAAAAGCTGGCATTGGTATGATGAAAAACTTTTTACCGTCTATATGCAAACCGAGATGAGTATAAGGGACTTGTCTAAGGAAACCAAAATATCCCTTAGTTCAATTTTTAACACTATCAAAAATGGAAAAGAAAGAATCCGTGAAAACTGCAAAGACTCCTACGAAGCGTACAAGGAAGCGGGCGAAAGGGCTTGGTGATACCATAGAGCAAATCACTACCGCAACGGGAATAAAGGCAGCCGTAGATTGGTTTGCTGAAAAGACGGGCATCGATTGTGGATGTGAGGCAAGAAAGGAAAAGCTAAACAAGCTACTCCAGTATAGCCGTGTGGAGTGCCTAAACAAAGAAGAGTACGACTGGCTAACGGAATACTACGCCACCGCCACTAACGAGCTGACCCCCGTAGCCCAAGACCAAATAGCTACCATTCACGCACGCATCTTCAACCACAAGCCTTACAAGCCTTGCACTTGCTCCCCTAAAAGATGGAAGCAACTCATTGACGAACTAAAAAAGGTTTGGCTGGAATACGAACCACAGAACTAAGGTTATTTAGCCGTGAAGATTAAGGTAAACATACCCGACTCGTTAGAGGACATCACTCTAGGTCAGTACCAAAAGTGGCTGAGTATGGAGGGAGATGAAGAATTTCGCACACTCAAGCTTATTGAGATTATGTGCGGGATTACTCTTAAGGAGGTGTCTATGCTCAAGATGTCAGCCATCTCGGAAATAGCAAACCACCTAGCATCGATAATTTCAGAGAATCAAAACTTCAAAAACCGTATTAAGCTAGATGGGATGGAGTTTGGTTTTATACCCAACCTTGAGGATATCAGCTTAGGGGAGTATACAGACATCGAAGACAATATGGGGGACTGGCAGAATATGCACAAGGTTATGGCAGTTATGTACCGCCCCATCGAAGGCAAGTTTAAACACCTATACAACATCGAAGAGTACGGAGGCACGTCCAAGTATTCAGACAAAATGAAAGAGCTACCACTAAGCGTAGCCTTTGGTGCTATAAATTTTATTTACCGTTTAGGAACGGAATTGTGCAAGGCTACCCTAGCATCTATGGAGAGGGAAATGAGGACGGAAGCGACCTCACCTCGCTGGGGGGATTTTCTAAACGGTGGGGGTGGTATCACCTCTTCTACACACTTGCCAACGGAGATGCTACAAGGTTTGAAGAGATTAGCAATCTTAACCTCGCCTTTGCTTTCACCCACGCATCATACGAAAAAGAAAAAGCAGATGTTGAACGTCAGCAATTAGAAAAAGCAACACGTAAGTAATGAGAAACCTATATCTAGTCCTTGAGAAAATAAACGACTACCTAAGCAACCACCAGCTCATTAGCTCGGTTACGTTTGGGGACATCTTTGACGTAGACCTAAAGAAGCAAAGCATCTTCCCACTAGCCCACGTCATTGTGAACGATGCCACGTTTCAAGGGTCAAGCCTTAACACCGTATCCTTTAGCCTAAGCATTTTGGTTATGGATGTGGTAGATGAATCAAAGGGGGATATCCAAAACGAGGCAGACCCCTTCTATGGCATTGACAATACTCAAGATGTGCTAAACAGTACGTTGGTAGTTTTAAATGGACTAGCTCAAGAACTGGTAAAGGGTCAACTCAACACCGACCTCTACCAAATCCAAGATAGCAGCTCACTTACTTGCACCCCATTTCTAGACCGCTTTGAAAATAAACTCGCTGGGTGGAATATGACCGTAGACATCCAAACGGCTAACACGGAGATTTCGGTATGCTAAAACTGGACAATATGAAAATGGCCTTGAATAAGGCTGCCCAAGAGATAGTGCGCCAAGCTAAACTAGAGTTGGGGGCTACTCAGACTATTGTCCAAAATGACGGCAAGAGTGTGCGTAAGCGCATTGATGCTAGCGGTAATCTTAGAAACAGTCTAAAGACCTCCCCCTTAATGGAGGAAAACGGTGAGCTTACGATAGGCATTCTTATGGATTACTACGGAGCTTTTATCGATAAGGGGGTAAGCGGTACAAGGTATAACACTCCCGAACCTAGCCCATATTCTTTTAAAAACGAAAGTGTGGGTGTAGGTATGCAGTATTCCATTTTTGAGTGGATGCGTACCAAGCGTATCAAACTGCGAGACGTAGGAGGAAAATTTAAAAAGGGTAAGATTACAGAAAAGAGCTACGAAAGCTTGGCCTATGTTATTGCCCGTAGTGTAAAGCGCAAGGGTATAAACCAAACGCACTTTATCACCAACCCATTTAACCTTATGAATGAGCAGCTACCCGAACTGCTGCAACAAGCCCTAACGCTAGATATAGAAAAATACTTGATATCTCTTAAAGAAGTCAAAGAATGAGTACACCCGTAGTATCTACCCCCGCCTCCTTATCGATGGCACGCAGCCCCTTGTTTGTTACTGGTAAGAATAATGCCCTTGCCAATGACTCACTAGACAGTATGAGACTAAACATTAAGGTTTGGGCTGGGGCATTGGGAGACGAACCACTTAGTTTTAACTATCAGCTTTCCAAGTCCTACTCCATCAACGAGGTTATCAATTTTGAAATAGCCGATTTAATCCGTTCCGAGTTTTCACATTCTTTTGCTACTTACGATGCCACAAGCGTAGAGCAGTCAATTAATGGGGAGGTATTGTATGTAGAGGTTTCGGGAGATTGGACGTACTCAGATAATGGGTTAGCACCAACTACTGCGGTATGGGCAACGGGAACAAAAAACTTTGTAGCTAATGGATGGCGTAAGTATACCCAAAACTCCGAGCATACCACAACTCCTATGGCAGTAAGCCGTAAGCGTTTTGTAAGTGAAACTGGATACGAGACCCTACCTATCTATTGGGACTCTAGCATTAATACAAAATACTTTGGCATCCAATGGGCTAATGGAGATTTTGAAGATGTAGACATTCAAGTCTCAACGGGCATATCCCCTTCTTCGGGTTCTACTACTGCGAAGCTTTTATACTTTCCTTCGGGGGTGGCTAACTTAAACGCATACACGGGCTTTTCAGCCTCTATGCGACCACTTAACCGTAGTGGGCAAACAAACTATACCCTTTACTTTAAAAACCCCGCTGGAACGAAAATTTGGGAACAAGAATATGAAATTACTTGCGAGCCTAAATATACCCCATACCAAATTGCTTTTGTCAACCGATATGGGGCAAGCGATTACATAACGATGTTTAAGCGTAGCCAAGAGCAAGGGGTTTTCACCAACCAAACATACAACCGAAGTATTTACGTTGACGGATTCACCACCCCCAATCTCCAAGAAGCTAAATACCAAGATTTCAATATCAACTCCCGCAATACAATTACAATGAATACGGGATGGGTTGAAGAGGCGTATGCCGATGTGGTAGAGGATATCCTTATGAGTGAGCAAGTAGCCATCTTGCTAGATGGGGAATGGGTTGGAGCTTTCCCACAACGAGGAAACGTAACTTACCAAAAGGAGGTAAACGATAAAAACATAAACTACACGCTAGGCTTTGATATTGCCTTTGACCAACGCAATATGCTACGATGAACAAGGTAGACCTATATATTGGCGATTACCGCCTAGACACTTTCTCAGATGAAGAGATAAGCATCAACCTATCGGTTCAGAATGTCCAAGACATCTCTAAGGTGTTTACGGACTTTACGCAATCGTTTACGGTTCCCGCTACACCAAACAATAACGAGATACTCAAGCACTACTACCGTATGGATGTAGATGCCTCCGTAGTAGCATCACAGTATAGCGAAACCAACGACTCAAATGTATTGGCTCTATTAGATAGCGCACCCTCAGCTATTGAGAAAACACGAACTACCAACTCCTTTGATTTTCGCCTTCGCCCAGCAGCAAAGATTGAATTAAACTCATTGCCCTTCCGCACGGGGGTTATGCAGATGGAAAATGTGCAGATACAAAACAACGAACCTTACGCCTATTCGCTTTCTTTTTTTGGGGATTTAGTGAGCCTTGCTGATTTGTTTGGTGAGGACTTTTTGTATGATTTAGACCTAAGCGACTACGACCACACCTACAATGGTGCTACTATCCAATCGGGGTTTGACCAAGAGGCTCTATTAGCTGGAGATGTTTTCTATCCCCTTATGTCCCCAATCCGAAATTGGGTGTACAACGTATCAAGTTCAAGCGACCCACGCCACGAGGATGATATACAATTTGTAACGGGACACGCTGGACACCAACACGGGGTGAAGTACAATGAGTTAAAGCCAGCTATCAAGGTTGTGCGATTGTTTGATGCGATTGCACATAAATACGGTATATCCTTCACGGGGGATTTTATGACGGATTCCACGTTTGATAAATTGTATTTGTGGGCGCACAGATTTGAGGGGTATCTATACGACTCTACTACCGCTATTAATTGGCAACTAATAAACTTCAACCGCAATACGGGAGGAGGAACAGAGTTCAACCTTACCACCGAGACGTGGACGGTAGTAGACACCGACATTTATGATTTAGATATAACGGTACAAAATGCGGGTGCTGATTACGAGCTAGGTCTTTTCCAAAATGGTGAGCTTATAGGTACGGCTATTCAAGATAACCACCCCGCATCTAGTATCACAAGCGTTTTTGAAGGATATGGATTTTATGCGGGAGATGAGGTACAACTAAAGATACGCCCCCAAAGTCCAGTAACATTCAACTATCAAGTAACGGATTACACGGCATACGATGCCACCACCGTTACGCAACGCTTTGAGGTAGACCAATCTCTATCGGCATCCTACTCTTTTCAACTGGTTATGTCCCCATTGATGCCCGAAATCAAAGTGAAAGATTTTGTGGCTGGGATTGTAAAAATGCACAACCTAGTAATTACTCCAAATAGTGCAACGGAGTTTAACCTCCAAACGCTAGATGGGTGGTATGATGACGGAACAGATGTAGACCTTACTTCATATATAAACGTAGACGAGGTAGGAATCAACCGCCCACCGTTATTTAGAGAAATAGAATTTAAGTACCAAGACACGGAACAGATTTTAGGATACCAGTATAAAAAAACCAACATACTAGGATACGGAGACCTCAATGCCACCTTTAATTGGGATGGCTCTGATTTTAAAATTGACCTACCGTTTGAATGCCCATTGTTTGAACGCCTTACCGATATAGATGCTGGAACGCTTACAAACATCCTCGCATACAAATCACAAAAGGTAGAACCCGACACTAGCGCAGATAACCGTTTTCAGAAATATGTAGGTAAGCCCATTTTGATTTACGGTGAGTTCTCGCTTGACATTAGCGCAAACCCCATCTCATTTGTAGATGAGACCGATACAGAAACCCAAGTCAACGAGGTATGGTACGCTAACACTTCTAGCACAAGCACGGGAACTGGAAATGCCTACACCCTTACGTGGGGTAGCGACATCGACCCATACTATCTAACCTCTGTAGGAAGAAGTTTATATCAAACCTATTGGAGCGATTACATTGAAGACCTATACAACTCTAAAAGACGCATTGTAAATGTAGATGCAGTCCTACCGCTTGGAAAGATTGTAGGCTTAGACCTTAAAAACAAGATTATTTGGAACAACCAAAAATGGATTGTCAATAGTGCTAACGTCAATATGACTACGGGTAAGACCACCTTCCAACTATTAAATGTTTTGTAATGAAAGGGAACTTATTGAGTTACATAATAGAGATGCTCCAAAACACGGAGTACCAAAATAACTGCGAAGAGATACAAACGGCATTGGGTAAATACCACTTGCCCACCAATTTTAAAGAGACATTTAAAAAGATTAAGCGAGAATGGCCACGATAAGAGAATTTGAGGTAAAGGCGAACACGGACGAGGCCGTCAAATCCGTAGAGGAACTTAAGCACGAGCTAGAGGAATCGAAAGAAAAAGCCAAAGAGCTAGAGGAAGCCTTAGCGGATGCCAATAAGGAGGCAACAAGAGGCTCTAAGGAAGCTGCTGCCTCTGAAAGGGAATCAGCTCGCGCAAAGGAGGAAGTAGTCCGTAACATTGACCGTGCTACTGGTGGCTACATTGAGATGGGTAAAAAGGCTGGTAAAGCCTATAAAGTCATAAAGACCGAATTAGTTAATGTCATTGCCAAGAGCAAAGCTTGGATTGCTTCTATTTCTTGGAGTGGCATTGTCAAGGGAGTTAAGTCTTTTGGTACTGCCCTTCAAGCATCTTTTAAAGCTGGCACTCTTGGAGCAAAGGCCCTCAAGGGCGCACTAGCAGCAACGGGTATTGGCCTTGCGGTAGTCGCTATTGGGTCGATAGCGGAAAACTGGGACTCTATTAAGAAATCCGCGTTTGGGTACAACAAGGCAGCAGACAAAGCCTTAGCGTCAGCAACTAAAGCTAAGGAAGCCCAGCAAGCATCACTAGAAGCTATTGATGCAAGCGAGAACATACTGCGTGAGCAAGGGAAATCCGAAGAGGAAATACAAAAGCTCAAGGAAGCTCAAACGGAAGAGGTAATTAAAGCCTCAAAAGCCGAGCTTGCTGCCACCAAACTAAAAAGAAAGGCAGAGCTAGAATCTTACGAAAAGCAAAAGGCATTCGTTAAGGGGATGCTTGAGTTCCTACTTTTTGTTCCTAGAACAGTTCTAAGAGCCTTAGACCGTATGGTAAACGCCCTTCCTGGATGGGCGCGAGACCTTCTAGGAATTGGGCGTTCTAATATGGCTGGGGCCATTGACGATATGATTGAGGATGCTGCGGACTTCGTGGTAGGAACCGCTGAAGAGGCAACCGCAGAAACTGATGCCCTTATAGCCGAACAAGAGGCGGGTATCCGTGAGCTAGAAAACAAAGCAGCGGGCTATCGTTTAGACCGTAGAGAAAAACAACAAGAGGCTTACAGAAAAGCCGAAGAAGATGCCAAGAAACACGCGGAGGCTCTAGCGAAGATTGAGCAAGATACCGCAGAAATCAGAAGGCAGATTTGGGAAAATTCTACTGAGGATGCTACGGCAAGAGAAAACCGTAGGTTTATAAACGAAGCCAAGCGTTTAGACCTCCAGCGCAAACAAGAAATTGCAGCAGCTGAGGGCAACCAAGAGCTTATCAATGCTATTAGGGAAAAATATAGAGCTATTGCTGAGCAAGCCCAAGAGCAGCACAACGATAACATTGAAAAGATTAACGAAGAGGCCACGCAAAACGAGTTTGACCGCCTAGATAAGCTTGAAGACCTACGCCTAGAGTTAATGGAAGACGGTGAGGCTAAGGAGCTGGAAGCCTTAGAACTCAAGTATGCCCGTTTGATGGAAGCAGAGAACGGAAACTATGAGGCGTTGCTGGCCCTCCAAGACCTCTATGAAAAAGAAAAGGCAGAGACTCAAAAGAAATTTGATGACGAAGCCATAGCCAAGCGCAAGGACTACCAAAACCAAATTAAAGACATTGTTTTAGAGTCTGCCAATGCCACTATTAAAAATTTGATGGACTTAAATCAGTTGTATGACGAGAATGATAAGGCAGCAGCGAAACGTGCATTTGAGCGTAACAAGTCTTTGCAGATAGTCCAAGCCATTATCAACACGGCTGGAGGCATTATGGGGCAGCTCAATGTGCCACAAGACCAACTCACGGGTGCTAACTGGGTAAAGGCTGCTTTGATTGCTACAACTGGAGCCACGCAAATCGCCACTATATCGGCTCAGCAGTTTAACGAAGGTAAGGCAGCTGGAGGCGCAGCCCCCAAAGCACCAACAGTACCTCAAGTAGCCCCCTCGTTTAACATCGTGGGACAGAGTAATACCAACCAACTATTGCAAGGCATTGCGGGTCAGTTTGCTAACCCCCTCCGTGCCTATGTAGTGGGAGGTGATATTACCAGCTCACAAGAAATGGAAAGAAAAAGAATCAAAACCGCAACCTTTGGTTAATTAGTTATGAAAATCATTGAACTCGTACTAGACGAAACGGCAATGCTTAACGGCATAGATGCCATTTCTATTGTAGAAAGCCCAGCTATTGAGGAAAACTTTGTAGCCCTCAAAAACCAACAGAAAGTAGAGTTTGCCACGCAAAGCGAAGACAAACGCATTTTGATTGGGCCAGCACTTATTCCCAATAAGACCATCTACCGCCACCAAGACGGGGAAGAGTTTTACGTGTACTTTTCAAAGGGTACTATCCGTAGAGCCTCTGAACTGTTTTTGATGCGAGGCAACCAAAACAATAGCACCTTAGAACACGAAGCAGAGCTACACGGACTAAGCGTGGTGGAAAGCTGGATTATCGAGGATGCTGACAAAGACAAATCCCGCCTATATGGTTTGAATATGCCCGTAGGTACGTGGATGGTATCCGTCAAGGTCAATAACGAAGAGGTGTGGAATAACTTTGTAAAGACGGGAGCCGTTAAAGGGTTTTCTATCGAGGGCTATTTTGCTGATAAGGTGAAGATGGCTAAAATGAATTTGGCAAACGAGGACTTGCTAGATGAGGTGGAGAATATGACCCACCAAGAAGCTATGGAATTTTTGTACGAGGTAGCTAAAATGCTGAAGGATTATGAATAATAAAACTCCAAGTCGCACTAGCCCAAAAGGAAAGGGTCGTGGCTGCTACTGTAAAGACTCAAACACCTACTCTAGAAAGTGCTGCGATGGTAGCCTTTGGGCGCAAGGGATAGGTGTAATAGTAAAACTGCCCGATTAAAAATGTAACAAAATAAAAGAAATCAATTAATTAGTTATGAAAGCAAATATCCTTTTGAAAAACATCCTAGCTGAGTTGTCCGCAAAGCGTGTCAAGTTGGCTCAAGCCACTTTAGATAACGGCACAGTCTTGGAGGCTGAGGCGTTTGAAGCTGGCAACGAAGTATTTATCGTAACGGAAGAGGAGCGTATCCCCTTGCCCGTTGGCGAGTACACAATGGAAGACGGTTCTATTCTCTATGTCGCTGAAGAGGGAGTTATTTCTGAGGTGAAGTCTGCTGGTGCAGAAGCTGAGGAAGAGGTAGCTGAGGTAGCTATCGAAGCTGAAGAAGAGATTGCCGTTGACGTTCCCGAAGAAGTTGCTGCTCCTATGGAGGAAGTAGTCGCTGCCGTAGTTGAAGCCGTTGCTCCCGTGATTGAAGAAATCCAAGCGGAAGTGGAAGAGATGAAAAAAGAGATGGGTAAGTACAAAGAGAAAATGAGCAAGCAAGCTGCTGCTCGCCCTATCAAGCACAATCCAGCTAAAAAGGAGGAAAAGGCTCCCGTTAGCTTGGCTGCTAACCGTGCATCTCGCACCATCGACCGTGTAATGGCTAAAATGAACAACTTCAAGTAAGATGAATACCAAGAAGGTAGTATTCAACAAACTTTTCTCTACGGAGGCTGCTAAGGCTCAAAAGCTTTCCAAGCAACGCAAGATTTCTTTGTCGTTGATGGATAAGATGGAAAGCTACTTGGATTCTATTAATGACGAAATCAATGATGGAGGCGCAGCCGTAGATAACGGTATTGACTTTGTTAGAGATTTTGAAAGCAAATACGAAGCTGGTTCAGAGCTTATTGAGTATTTGGAAGGTTACGTTAAAGCATTTGAATCCTACGAAACACAAGTAGGTGATTTGCTAGACCAGTATCGTTCCGCTGCTGATGATTTAGGAATTAGCCCCGAAGACAATGACACTTACAATGCGCTTTCAGACATTTTGAATGGTGCTATGGCTGATGCTCGTACAGAGGCTGAAAGTGTGATTTACGACCTCAAGCAATATATCAAATAAGATGACAAATACTAAAAAGGTTGTGCTTGCTAAGCTTTTCGGCAAGCAAGCCAATACCAAGCTTTCTAAAGCTCGCAAGCTCAAATTGTCCGTAGTGGACGATATTGAATCAGAGGCAAACTCCCTTGAAGAGGCTTACCAAGAGGCTTCTTACTATGCCAATGAGCGTTTTGATGAGATTCTAGATGAGATTGCCGATTTTCAAAGTAACCTTTCAATAGAGGTAGACAATGCCGTTGTAAATGGTAGTGCTACTTATTTAGAAGAGGCTGGCTCTAATATGCTTGCTCTTATTGAAAAGTTAGAAACTGGTGCTGAAGATTTAGGTGTAGACCCCTCCGAATTGTTGTACAATTACGAGGACATTAAGCAAATGGCAGAGGGCGCACAAGAATTGTACGATGACTTTGTGTCAAAGTACAAAGAGGTAGTTAAAGAAAGCTCTAACGGCCTTGCTACTTTCTTATCTAAGACTCCTAAAAAGAAGTAATGAAAAAAAGCACTCAACGCATTTACAATATGATGTTCAAAGCGGAGAACAACCGTGCTGGACGTCCAGCACGGTTGTTCTCCGC